AATAGACTGCTGAACATCGAAATCTGATTTAACATTCCACTGATAATTTACTTTCTGCCAGTCAACAGAATTTCCATCTTTATCTATAAAAGTTACAGTATATGAACGTTGATACCCATTCTTCAGATTTGTATTCCCAGAAATTAAACACCTTAAATCTGTCGTTTCATCGGGTTCTGATGGAGTGGGTGGGAGAGGAGAGGACGGATCAATGTAATCACAGATTCGTAATTCTTGATTGTCTTTATTTGGATTGAATTCTGTTTTATCAGCAATCAGGCTCAAAGTTCCTCCGTGATTTCCATGTAAAAACAGAACATCATCATTCCTTGTAATTTTAAATACCTTCTTTGGTATTTCAGATGTATCAACAAAAATCCTTTTTCCATCAATTGTTAAGCCATCAGCGTCATGTGGAATAAGAATTGTAAAGTTGTTAGAGGATAAGATTATTGTACTATTTCCAGATTCCCCAATATCATATTTAGACGCAGAAGTGAAGTTAGCCCAACGTTCTATAATTGTGCCATCATCTTTTTGCCATTTTATTTTATACTGACATTCTTTTAAAACTGCTTTTTCATATTCTCCGTTGTTTCCAGGTCTTCCATCAACAAGCCAATATTCATCTTCAAAAAATATATAATTCCCACTATGTAAAGTACCAATAGGTACTAAAATACATCTTTCCATAGACCTTAAGGATGAATCTGCCACATTACCTTGTATAATTCCACGCAATTCTATTGATTTGCTTAAATCGTGATTGAACAACAAAACAGTAGAAGCAATATCTGTCTCTAAAGATTCTGCGAAAGCATCTTCTCTATAATCCAGAAAACTTTGATTTTCATATCCGCCTAACATATTTGGTTTTGTTTTATTACCAATAAGATACCATTCTTTCATCTGATACCCCCCTATGTATAAGCGGTAGGCTTTTGATTTTCTACCATTTCACTTGCGTTCCATGCAATATAATCAAGATGTGATTTCTCCGCTGTTTTAGTGCCATTACTACCGTCAATGCTTAAATCTTTACCTACAATTGAAACACGCTTATTAACAAGTGATACTTGACGTTCCTGATACATCTGTAACATAAATTGTGCCAATGTATCAATTACATATTGGTCAAGTTTAGAATCGAATTGCAATAATTCATCATCAAAATTTATTTTGTCTAATTCAACAGAATATCTACCAACAGCTTTCTTTAACCACATTATTTCAAGTGATTCTGGCAATACCTGTTTATCGGCAAAACTTGACTCAAAGCTATCTATTATATCTTTTGCTTCTGTATTTGCCATAATTCACCTCACAATTGATTAAATATCTGCAATTCTGCGACCGCAATAATCTTCACAAAATGCGTTCTTAGTATAATCATTCAGTTTTAAGTTTTTGATTGTATGTAACAGGTAAAATTTTTCTGCCCTAGTTACAACACTCTTTTTGACATTATCCTCAAAAGATTTTTGTGTTTTTAAATCAAAAATTTTCTTGATAGCATCCTGAGTAAGAAAATCCTGTTTCTTATTATCAACATCAAAACTTAATTCGCTTCTTGTATAATCATCTTCAATATACCATGTAGCATGGCTGCCAACACCGTCTACGCCAGTAATAAGGGTATTGCCATTTTGTCCCTGTGCAATAATTTCCTCACGAGAAAGTAAAACAGTTCCCAATGCAGGAATAGTAATATCTCCAACACTTGTTTTCCTTGCTGAACCAGTAGTCCAAGGAGCAATACTTCTTACAGTTACCTTTTTATCTAATCTGATTTCTTCAGTATTCTTTTCTTCAGCCATTTTTATCCTCCATAACAACTAATTTGTTTTTCGCAACTATTTATTTTTAATTGAATTCCACAATTCTATGAGCATATCTAATCGTTCCGACTTTTGAAAAGTCCAATATCTTACATGTGTTCTCTGATTTGTGTCAGTATCAACATATTCTTCTTTCATCGAACGTAGAAATAAACTCATTCTTTTAGAATAACAATAAAAAATATTATTCATTATAATCACCATTCAACTAAGATAGGGGATAGAATACATCCTATCCCCACAATAAAAAGAATCCTAATTACTCAGCAAGAGAATCAAGATTCTTATCATGTAGCATACCAATCATATACTCCCTGTTTGGAGCAACCAGTGCGCCAACTTCGAGATCATACCTTGTAAATAACTGACCAGTAGTAACATCATTTCCACTAAAGGAAGTAAGACCGCCACGAGTAACTGTAAATACAGGAGATTGACCACCCGTAGGCATTACAAAACCAAGTCCAGCATGTAACATAGTATCAAAGTTTGTGCCATCCTTATCAAGAGAAGTCAAATCATAAGGATTAGGAATCTCGGAAAGAGTAGCACCGTTGTAAACACCCATAAGCCCCGTATTATGAATTTCATCCATAATAGTTCTTGAAATACCGTTTACTGTAGGTGTAACACCTGCATATCCAGCAAAACCATTAAACTGAGAAATCAACGCATAATCGCCAGACACAGTAGGCTTACCAAAACGCCTTACGTTTGTGATAACACCATCAACACCAGTCTTTGTAAGACCTGACCCCTCAAAGAAGTATTTTACGCCTTTTGCGTTCTTGATTGCATTATAAATAGTTTCAACAACGTATTTTGCTGCCTTATTTCTAATCTGCACACGAACCTGTTCTTGTAACTCATTCTCGTCACTCATATCGCCAAGAGCCGCTTTTCTATAATCTACGGCATAACCGCCAGAAATAGTAGTGGTAGCAATAGGCATACGTTTCTTTCTGATAACAGGGAACTTCACGTCCTGACCAAGTGCCTGTTCATTTGCAGGAAGATTAGTAAACTCGGGAACTTCAACTTCGCAAGACTCATTATATCCGATTGGTTTATAGTTACCATAAATTCCAAGCAGCTTGATTTCCTTTAAAAGCACCGGCTGCATTGCAAAACGTCTGATTTCGTTCAACTCAGAAATAGCATTTAAATCACCAGAAGATGCTTTGGAGTTCAGTTCCTTGATATATTTAGCAGCGACGTCTGCCTTCTTACCATAAGGTGCCAAGTCCTTTCCTGCTGTCATAGAAGAGAAAATTTCTACAACAGCAGACTTGCCGTTTACTTTACCACTAGCAAAACTAGCGTCTTTTCTTTCATTATTCAATTCAATAACATAAGACATAAATTATGTACCTCCTTTTGTTATGCAGTTACCTTAACAACTGCGCCAAGTTTATTTCCAATGATTTCAGTAATTGTAAAGCAACCTACTGTATCCCCAACTTTAAAATCAGCAGACAGTGGATAGCCATATACTTCAAGTTCACCTACGACTTTTGCAGGGTCAAGAACACGCACATGAGTACCGGCAGGAATCTTGTATTCTGGCATTGCTTCGTCATCACCAGTTTCAAGCTGCATAATAACCTTTTTACCAGAGTCACTAGCAGTAAATTTACCATTTGCTACATCACCGAAAGCTCCGTTCATAACTTCCTTATCTACAACAGCATCCTCGAATGGATAAGCACCTCTTTCGATTTGACCAATCGTATGAAATTTGACCATTTATTTTTCCTCCTAAATTTGATTAAAAAATATTGACATCCTCTTCCTCATTGTCCTGTGTTTCAGAACACATTTCAGAAAAAATGTCAATTACTTCATTGTCCTTATTTTCTTTTGCAGAATTCTGTTCTGCCACCTTTGCTTCAGCATCAGCTTTCTTAGAAGCCTGTCCAATGCCGGCATAAATCTTATTAACAATAGCATCAATATTTCCTTCTAGTGGCTTCTCATTAAAGGAATTAATTTCTGACTCGGCATATTTCTTTTCCTCATCACTAAAACCTTCAATAGCAGTATTAAGTTCTCCAATTCTTGCCTTAGCCTTTAATGCACCAAGTTCCTTTTCTAATGCTTCTCGTTCGCTCCAATAAGTTTCATGTTCTTTTTTGAGATCATCAAGAGCTTTCTGTACCTGCTCAATAGTTGCGTTCAATTCAACAATCTTTTCTTCCTTTTCAGCAATAACAGAATCCTTCTCACTGATTGTAGAATTTAACTCCGTAATTTTTGCAAGCAGTTCTTCGTTTTTACTATTTATTTCAGAAATAGTAGATTGGATTAATTCTTTCAATTCTTTTTCATCCAAAGTTTTGTCCTCCTTATTTTCTTGTTTTTGTGCGACTTCAAGTACAATGGCGTTATCATCTGCGGGAGAAACTGATAAAATAGAAGTGCCAGAGAAAACAAATTCTTTTGGTGTACGGAATTCGTCTTTTGGTTCTGCTTCTTCATATACAATTTTGTTATCGTTAGTTTCCAATCCCATGATTTCTATTGAACTATCCACGTTTCCTAATGCTTTATTTTGTCTTACCCATTTAACAAAATTAGGATATCGTTGATTATATAAAAATCCGTTTGCAACTAAAGCTCTAATATCATTTCCATTCACATTGACATCTTCAATGCTGGCACCCTCAAAGCATCCAACAGTTTCAGAATTTTCAAATAAAGGTTCACGAACTCCATCATTATCAATTTCTTCACCTGTTAAACCGTGATCAAGAGGAGTTGACTTCGTTTCGTCACAAAAAGAAGCACAGATAGGCATGAGTTTTACACTATCCATTGCATTAAGCACATATTCTTCCTTCCAATGAAGACCGTTCTTATTTGTTTCTTTATCATCTTCGTGAATTTTTAATAGGGCAATCTTTATAGGAACACGTCCGCCTTTAGAAGTCTGTTTAGAAATTTCGAGGATTTTTCCTAACATAAACCATCCTCCTTAAAAATTTGTATAATAAAAGAAGCTTATAAAATGTAAGCCTCTGATTATTATTGTATTGTTTTATTTGTCGCTCGGACTTGGTATTGCATTACCGTTATTGGTTTGAGACTTTAATGTGTTTTCAGATGGGTTATCTGTTTTAGGTCTACCACCTTCATCTCCAGTATCATTATTAGATGTCCATGCGGTTTGATGTGGTAAATATTTTTCATATATACCGTCTTCAATTTCAGAATCCATTACACTCATATAAACATCAGGATCAACCCCTGTACTGGCGATTAGAAATGTCATAGAACCAGATGCAGAAATATATAAATCTTTCATCATTCCAAAAAATTCTTTCCTATTTACAAAAGAAGTAGGGAAGTAGTATATATCTATTTTATTTTTGGATTCCTTAATTAGATTTTTATTTATTACATGAACCAATTCATTTTTCCATTCACAAGCCCATGTATAAAGCTGTGCGGTTATCATTTCTAAGTTAGAAGTAGAACCAGCAAACGTGCCAGTAGACATTGCGCCAATCAGCGAAGCGCAGATACCTAAATCAACAGCAATATCGTTATTCATATCAGATTCATTCTTGTTATCAAAAATATCTGTAGAAACATCTATTGAATCCAATTTTGTACCAGCAGCCAATGACATAAAACTCACGCCACCACGACTGTTTTTATGTAACACAGCACCCTTTACTGCATTATGTTGATCCTCTTGCTGTTTCTTTGTTAATGTAGAACCAGTACCTTGCTTATTCTCTGGAAACACCTCATAAATAACACGGTTGTTTAATTCATCAAGAACATTCCTTTTAGTATCAATAAAGTAATCCTTATATAATACATCTGACAATGCAGCTATAATAAGACTTCTTCCCCAAGCCTCAACATTTTTACACTTGATTTTTCTGCACATTGTTCTATCAGGATTAAGAACTAACCAATCACCAGATGTATTTGTATTCTTTTTCTGATTGTATCCATCAACAATTTCTTTAGGATATTTTCTTAATTTTCTATCTAACTCTTCACCAGTAAAATCATCAAAATATCTCAGATTAAATGCTAATACAAAACGTCCATTTTTCTTACCAACAATTTTTGTATATTGCCAAGGAAGAGTTATAATAGAAGCATTAAGACCAAAATCATTGATTTCTACAATATTTTCCACGTCATAATCAGTCATAAACTTTCTGCGGTCTACAGACTTTTCCGTAGTTTCAAAATAGTAGAAAGCTATTCCATCCAACATTTCTGTGAATAAAGCGTCACGAATGAAAGCTTTATCATCAATTGTATCTAATGTAGACTTCATCAAATTTTTATTTACTTTTGCTTTTTGGGTTTTACTTTTACAAGTAATGATTCTATCAAGAGTCAGAAGTGCAGTCATATAATCTATAGAATTACTTACAATACCATTTTTACCATACACAAACTCAGATAATCGAATTGCTGTCTCGTGATTTCCGATAGGATTTCTCAAAACAGAATCAATTTCTTCTTTTGTAAAGTAATCATACACTCCGCAATTAAAAATTGATTCAAATAGATGATGATAAGAATATGAGTTAAACTCATAATCAATAGAATTGTCTTGCAGAGTGGTATTATTTGTTTCTACTACGGGTGGAGTAGTAGTTCTATTTTTAGGAGGGCGACCCCTCTTGCGTTTTACTTCTTCAGGCATGTGTCGCCTCCTTTCGTTAATTTATCAGTGGTTCAAAATCATAGTCACTGTTATCTGAAATCAAGTCTTGTTCTAGCAAACTTATAAAATAGTTCCCATATGCAAGACTTACATATCTATCTTTAGTATTACTTCCAGTTTCATATAAAGTAATTACACCAGTTTGCTCATTTCTTGTATATTCCAAAGACATCATTTCATTAACCAATGCCTGTGTTTCTAAATATGGGCGTTCGTAAAATGACATTACATCACTATCTGGTGAAGCTAAATATTCAGGAATGTTTGATTCCAATATGTCTTTTGCTTCATCAAAGTTTACAAGCAAATCTATCATTTGAGAATCAAGAATATTTCGTAAAGATATAGCAATATCATTATTCAATTTCTGACTTGCATTTATTGCAAATACATTTTCTACAGCACCAGAAACATTTACTCTTTTTGCAATATCATCATCATTCATACAACGCCAAGCAGGATATTCACAATCTCTATCTTCGTCATAGAGAACTTTTGCAAGTCTATCATATGTCAAAATACCACCATTACGAGTATCTAACACCACATAGTCTGCTTCAAAATCATAATATAGCTGTTTGATTCTAATAGCTTGTTTGTCAACATCGCTACCTGGATTAGCTTCTATATAAGATGGGATTCTTCTATATCCGCTTTTGATTTCGATAGTTTTGCCATCAATATTACTCGACTCGTAAGTAATGCTTTCAGGTAATGCACGAATACATGTAAAACATGAATTATCATTTTTGTTAGAGCGTTCAATAAATGCCATATCACAAGCAACAATGCGAATTTCTCCATTTTGCTTTGGAATACTATATGGATTTTTCTTTTTGTTTCTTACATCTTCATACCTTCTTGGATAAAATGCCTTTTTATTAGTTTGATTTTTAGTCAATAACCCATATGTAAAATATGCATTTGCACCTTCACGGAGCATTTCATTTTCATATTCCTCTCGCCATGTAATAGGATCAGTTGTTCTCTTAGCTTCAATTAGTTGCGCCCGTGTTTTTATTGCATGTTTTAAGGCAATTGAGTAATCAGTGGCGAGCATACAAGAGGTATTATCTTTATATTTACTACTGATAGTGTCTTTTAATAATTTACCCATCCAATGAGAAGTAGGAGCCGCAGAACTGATATAAATATTTACAGCTTCTTCTAGGAATTCATCATTTTCACGATATTTAACGCCATATTGTTCACACTTTTCATTAGTTCTGAATTGTGCAGGTCTTGCCATTTGGAACGGTTTTAAGACTTTATCAACAATATACTTGTCAATTCGCTTAAATTCTTCAAAAATTAAAACTGTACTACGATATCCTAAAGCCCCTTCGCCAGCAACAACAACTACAATAGAACTGCCATTATGGAAAGTCACCTCAATATCATTTGCGTTTGTTGTTATTTTTTTTATTTCACGTCTTAGATTTTCCGATTTTGGCATCAATTCTTTTTGTATTTTTTCTTTTACAATAAGTGATGCCTGTTTTTTGGAGCCGCTGGCAACCACGACTTTAGTATTTGGATATAAAATTGCTTTTGCACAAGAAAATATAGCAATAACAAATGACTTTGCGCTTGCACGACCTGCAATAATTACAACACTTATATAAATATTCAAAAGATAGAGCCATATTATTTGATACCAATGTAAGGGGATTCCGAGATAGTGTTCTACGAAAACTGGAATGTTTCTACGATAGAATGTTATCCAATCAATTATTCTTTCATAATTTGTTTTGCTAGATAACCATGAATGAGGTGGGAAATTTTTGAATACATTTTTCTGGTAATTGTCCAATGTTAATCACCATCCTCATTAATCCAGTATTCTTTTTCTTTTTCCTTTTCTCCGAATATAAGATTTCTAAGAGGTCTGAACATAAACCTTTCAATATATTCAACAATCCCAAAGAAATCATGATACTTCTTTTTATCTTGATAAAATTCCGCTGGACAATATTTTTCAATATCCATTATCCATTTTCCAAAAGAGTCATTGCTTGTATCAGCATTTTCTACTTTTAATTCAGCAGCCTCAAACATTGCTTTATAAGAATTGGAGAGCGTACCTATATCTTTTCCTGCCTGAATATTGACTTGCATCTGATATTCAAGCAGACAAAGATTTTTCATCATTTTTTGCTTCTTAACATCTGGCTTTTCAGTACATAGTTTTAACAGTTCATCATAATATCCTTGTAAAGTGGGATAAACTTTTGGTTCATATCCAGATCCCCAAAATTTAATCATTTTAGGAGTTAATTTATATTGATCAATATCTTCAATATCATCTGGATATTCTATTGGTTTATCTGTTTCCTCAAACCTCTCTTTGAGAGTATCTAACCAAGATAATCCGATCCATGGCTTAATCTGTACTTTGCTTGAATATGTATGAATCCGGCTCCTATGTTCACTGATTTTTCTGCTTGCTGCCAAAGGAGATTCATTAAAATACAATCCATACATCATGCAAATAAATTCAATTGCCTTTTCCTCAGAACCTTCAAAGAATGAAATCATTTCAGGATAGAATTTATCGGTACATTTTCTGCAAACAGGGTAGTAGCCATAATGTTTAAATAGTGGAAAATTAGTTGGTGTAAAATTGGATTGCAGCTTAGTATATTCGTTACCGCAACACCAACATTTATAGGATTCTTTTTTAGAAGTAGTATCAACAGATACATTTTTCTTGGTATTTATTTTAGTGGACGCACTTACAGCTTTCTGCGTCTGTTCTAATTTGGTTCTTGCCATAAGCACTATCCTTTCGTTTTCAATTTTGTTCAATTAAAAAAGACAGCCATGATGACTGTCTGAAAACACATAGAAAGAGTCGGACTCTCATTTTCAATTTTTGTGCGGAATCGAATGCCTTACCGTTAGGCGATATGTGTGAATTGTGCTTTAAATTATAGTGAAAAATCAAATCTAATATGGTATACTTAAAAGAAAATACAAAGGTGATACCAATGAATAAATTAGAAAATTACCTAAGTGGTGAGAACCTTGATACATATAAAAGAAAATGGGAGACATGGATATTTAGTTCAATTGTATCAATATTCTTTCCATTTATAATTTCCATAATAATAAATGCTGTGTCTGGAAGTTTTAATTTTTTAGAACTTTTTGCACATGGAGATATTATTATTTTATTTTATTCCTTAACAATTGCAGTTCTATTTGACTTATGGAATACACCCAAGGACAATAGAAAAAATGATAGAGGGTTACAAAGAAGTTTTTATATAATTCTTATGGTGTTATTTTCACAAATGGCTATATATGGAGTCATAAAAGCCAACATTATAACTAATTTATGGATGCTATTTTTTATGACGATCGGGACAATAATAGCATCATATTATATATGTAACTCTACACTGCTACAAATTTTTTTGTATAATATTGAAGAGGTAGAATAAATGGATTTTTCAATTATAGCAAGCATAATTTCAATTATTGCTGGTGTATCATCTGTTATATTAAGTATTACTAATTTTATTTCCACTAAAAAGGAGATGCAAATTAAAATAAAATTAGCTAATTCTGAAATAAAATTAAACAAAAAAGATATAGATAATTTAAACAAATTAATAAACACATCATTAACAGAAGAATGTACGAGTATTGCAAACTATTTTAAAAAAATTTCTCCCAATAATGAAATTAGAGTATATATCTATAAGATTGTAGATAATGAATGCATAAAAGTTGTTTCTTCTTCATCTCAATTAAAAGATGACAAGAAATACATTATAGAAGAAAATATCGAATTTTCTCAAGCAAAAAGGACAAAAGAACCTTTTATTATAAATAATATATCTTATTTTTTAAAACGTGGAAATAAATTTTTTAACTCTAATACAAATTGGAATAAATATTATCAATCGCTTATCTGTTGTCCAATTAAAGACAAAAATGATATAATTGTTGGCTTTTTATCTGTAGAGATAATGAAGCCTTTAAATGATTTAATAGACATAAAAAATATAACTGATTTTTTAGAACAACAATGCAAGATAATTTATAAAAATACAGAATTTGAGGAAATGTGATTTTTAACCCAATGAAACAATTCTTTCACCATATACAATTATGATTTATTTTAAACGGAATCAGGGAGAGGGTAAAGTTCACTCCCTGATTATTGTTTATATTTCATTAATTTCAAGGCGAAAGTAATTTAAATAATGGCCATCAAGTTCAGAAGAGAAAGTCAAGAGAATGCTGGCGGTTTGTTCTGATTCTGCATTATAGTAGATCAGTCCTTTGCCTTTATGTTGATGCATATCATAATAATCGCCATTACTCATTGCTAGTTGTATCATTATATTATTATGGGTATCCTCTTCACCATTTGGTGTAATAAGTCCTATTTCTGTTTCTATTCTATATGTTTTGCCTGTTTCTAACTTAATTTGTCCATTGGTGGTTGTCAGAATATTGCCAATAAATTCGCCTCTATTTTTTGTTATCAAAAGCTGCTGCGCTGTGCCACTTATTTCAATAGGACTGGAAAGTGTATACAGGCAATATTTCGGTTTAATTGGTTCTGGAATTTGTGCTAATGCTTGACCGGTTATTGATTCTTGATTCACTGCTAGATTTTGTTCCATTATTCTTGTAATAATGTCATCTTTTAGTGCAGATATTTGTTCATCAGACATATACACATTATTAATTACCGGCTGAGCAATCTCGAATACAGATAAACGAACTGCTGAAAATGTAACTGGTTCTGAACAAGCCATAATTTTAATGCTAATCCTTGTGTCAACATCAAATTTAAAGAACTGAATATTTGAGCATAAATCAGAAGTTGTTTTTGTGTTGTTTACCGTCTGAAGGGAATACCCGATTTGCTTCTGTGCATCTACATTGTATAACATTAGATTACACATTGTTTCATCAGTGACATTATCAAGCCTGAATGATGCATAGATGGCAAGCAATTTGCCTGCCGGTGCTATCATATATCCATCTGCATCTACAGCTAATCCATACAAGTCTTCTCCAACATCGGCGAGTTGGAAGTGGTCAAATACTTTATTTACAGAAACTGGGTTTCCCATGTTTTCTGGGAATATCATGAGGTTCCCACGGATTACCTTATCGTTTAAAACAGATTGATATCCGTTGGCAATTAAATCAGTACAATTATCAATTGCCAATTCAGAAGCTATTGCAGAGACTTCAGATTTAAATATATCATCTTTTTTCACGTCTGCAATTGTCTCTTGCTTTAATGTGGTCATCAATTCTTCTTTTTCCGTGTCGGTTAGTCCTGATACGGTACAGGGAGGGACAAATAAACCATCAGCTTTCTTTTCCAGTTGGTTGCCATTTTGCGCAGAGACTGCAATTTCTGCCTCTGGAATAATTTCAGATAGTTCTGTCCTGATGTCTTCTTTCATTTTATCAAATTTTTCATCTGATATATTTGTTTGTTCCTGTATCTTAACATAGTAAGTATGCTCACATTTGATGCAGTAACTTACAGCAGTATTAGTTGGTCTTGAGGTATATTTATTGACACCTTCATCATCGGTTATGACTTTGCCGGTATGCTGGTCGTGAGTTGAGCAATAAGGGGTTGTCTGGTCGATAGCGTCATAATATAAACTTGGGGTTAATCCCCATGCATCATCATGACTCAAACCAGAGAATATGGCTAATTTATTCATATTATTGGCTTCATCATACCATTTCCCTATATGTTGGTGGGCAGTTGGTTCTTGATGTACCCCTACATCAGCACCACTCCCAGTATTTCTGGTGGCAGTTCCGGAGCCGCGTAAAAATTCTCCTCTTAAATCTGGAACCGCGAAAGTTCCCGCAGCCCTATCTCCACCAAAATAATTGACATCTCCGAATTCTGCTTCGATATGTTGCGAGAGATGGGGGTAATCTGTGATGGCATAAATTGAACCGTCACATTTCAGATAATGGGCAGGGCAATTATTTCCCATATAAGCCATAATGTGCCCAACTGGTATATCTTCTGGGTGTTCTTTTGCATCGTGGATAAAATCAACAATATCTATGTTCTTTACTATTGGCTGTGCAATTTCGATGATTGTAAGCGATCTTTTTTGATATGTTGAGTTTGCGGTAGGTGGTGGATTATCAATAGTCCTTAATGTCACACTTACATCTGTAGGTGGAACATATATAAAACTTGCGTGGTCGTTACATGAGTGTATATCTTTCACGCTGCAACTGTATTGTATGTCATATACTCCGCTGTGTTGTATGTTATTTGTTACATCATAAAAGAAGTGCGCAAACCAGTTTGGTGTAGTGTTGTAATCACCACATCTTGAATGAAAAGTTATGTAATATGTTTTACCCTTATGAAGTTTGATATAGCCGTTCTCGTCCAACTCAATTCCTTTTGCGTATTTATAAAATGAAGAAAAATTCATAAGACCGCCAGATATAATTGGATCTTTATTGCAACTGATTAAATTGATGAACTCTACTTGCCCACCTAATATAGATGCGGAGAGATTAGGATCTGTTTTGATGATGTCCATGATTTTCTTTATGATTTCGTCTTCTGGAAGAATTAAATCATCATCTGTTAATTTCTGTATAATCTGCTGTATGATTGTTTCCTCTTCCAATACACTGTTGCAAGGTGGAACATAAAGACCATCTGATTTTCTGCTTATTGCATTGCCGGCTTCAGCGGAAATAGATACATTGGAATACTTTTTGCTCAATATTTCTTCATCAAAATCTTTCAAAGAATTAATGAGATATTCTTTATCGATAGGTTTTTTTGTGTTTGGCATTTTTCATTTTCCTATACATTCATTTTTTATTTGTTTACCATGTTGAATAATCTATTGGGTCTGTTTCAAAACCATCAATACTTATTCCTCCAGAAGTATTTTCAAGATTCAATAGACGGGATTCTATATCCACAAACCAATTTTTTTGTGGCGGAGCAATATTCAAAAAGTCTAATGAGTTTTCAATTTTTATAGTGAATGGGACTGTTTTTAGTGCATAATTTTGTCCTGCCTCTGTACCTATAAAAATAATTGCAGCAGTAATTGTTCCGCTTTTATAAGTCACGGAATCAGACAAGATCCATGAAAACCTTAATAAGTCATTATTGTATTGAAGGTTATATGTGTCTTCTGTAAATATGCCCAGTTCATTCTTTACAATAATTTTTATATTTTTCGTATATAAATCAACGCCATCATAATATCTGTTTATCTCAAAGGTCAGGATATTTGAATTTATGTCGCCCATTACGATTTTTCCAATATTCTGTAATGCAGGGGTTTTTTCGGTTATCTTAATTAGCTGGTGTTCGTCTACCATAGTGGAAGTTTTGATGACACGTCCATCGGAATTTATAAAGTTTGTGTTATTCATCATTTTTCCTTTTCGTTGTGTTCTTTTTTTAGAATTTTGTCCTTTATGTTGACTGATATTAAAATGGGAAGAGTAGGATTTGAACCTACGGTACATTTCTGCACATCTGTCTTCAGAACAGACACAATAAACCAGACTCTGACATCTTCCCATGGATATGGGAGAACAGCGGTTGTTGCCCTCCCAAATGTTTGCTTATTCGTTGGTATCAGAATCAAAAATCATATCTAAAGCGTAATCCTCAATTGCAACAGGTATAATTTGTCTCCTATTATAGGAATCTAAGAGACTAATGTATTTATTTTCAAATTCCTGTTTATCGGAAACTGAATAGTTTACAGTTTTTGTTTCTCCGGTTGGCTCATATGTAATTACTTCCTTAACTTCATTAGTTTCTGTATCTGTAACCTCTGTTTTTATTTCCTCCATTACGGGTTCCTTAACGGTGAGGAATTTGTATAATTTTGGATCTTTTTCATTTTGCACCAGAATGGTATATCTCATAAGTATCCTCCTTTATTAAATTACTTTTTCGACAGTGCCCTCAATGTTGGCAGCATTCTGTTCTCTTGCTTCATCTACGAGTTCTTGTATTTTTGCTTCAATTTTGTCTACCCAGATAATAGCCTTTGCTTTGCTGAGGATCTCAACATTTGAGATAGCGGTAGTCAACTCTTTTGCTGACATTTTATTGCTATCCAGTTCCATAATAAGACTGAGGTTTTCGTCAACAATAAAGGATTTATCAACAAGTTTGAGCGTCACCTTTTCTCCGTCAGGATCATCGTCAGATACAATTTCCGGCATACTGTTGGTGACTTTGATATTTGCAGAAAAATCAATATCCCCATATTTAAGTAATTTTGTGTAATCATGTAGTGCTTCTTTTGTCTCATCAGAAATTTCTATACATACAATACTTGCTGTCACCACATCATGTTCAGTGTTAATGCTTCTTGCTAATTTCATATTTTTCTCCTTTTTATTTTAGTGAATTATGCAATTTGTTAAGCCCGATAATAAAGTTCCTTAGAGTTTCTTTATTAATTGCACATTGTAATTGTGGGATGTCTGCTATCACAGTATCACGAACTACTAAGTTCATTACGTTTAATTTTTCATCTACCATCATTTCAGCCTTTGTTTGGTCGCCAAGTAAGATTTCTATAGATTGTACAGTTTGTCCAGAATCTTTAGTTATCATACGGACTTGACCTAACTGTAGCTGAAAATTATCTAAATTTAATTGAGGCATTTGTTCACCTGCTTTCCTTTTGTTTTCGCTTTGCTGAACTGAGGCAGGAGAGGACTCGAACCTCTGATGTTTCTAATGTGTCTGATTTGCAGTCAGGTGCAGTCGCCTCTGTGCCACCAGTATTTTAAATCCGTTCTTTCCCTATTTTTCTTCTCATATTTATACTCTCCGAAGCGGAGAGTTGGCCTCTCAGCACATTTGCGTGTAGCCGTCAACACATTACGAATTCAGTCATTTTCGTTGATAATATTATCATTGCTGCCTATAACAGTCAGTCCTCCGAAAAGGATAAGAGGTGAGTTCCACATTGTTTGAATACTAAAAAATGACCGGCACTCGTCGAAGTTTCGGTCATTAATTGATTTATACATATCAGGTAGTTGTATCACAAATGCTTAAATATGTAGTCTAGGTCTGTTATAACAATTTTAGTTCCCTGATAATATTTATTCATTATCTTCTTGGCTTTTGCATCAATTTTTCTCATTAAATCATTTGGAATGGACACATCTTTTCCAGTATGTTCATCTATATACTTTTCGACAATATATTTTTCTGTAACGGGACAAATATTTTGTAAAAGAAATGCTGCTTCTCTGCCTTGAACATACCCAAACTCTAAACCATCATACGCTTTATAGCGTTTTAATTTCTCTTCTAAAAGCTTTCGGTACTTTTCAATCTGTGAAGAAATAGGAATCATCCAATAGATATTTTCATTCTTGATATCTTGAATTGCATAAAAACATGGTCTTCTATGCAAACTGTTAGAAGTGGTTTCCTTGTTTGCCATTACACCATGTTGTGAGAATTTATTACAATATTCATCTGATAAAAAGTAGAACTTACCCTTAGTCATTTGTACCTCACAATAGAAGAGGACTCCGAAGAGTCCTCAATATTTTGCCCCTGTGCTTTTATTACTCGCCTTACAGGTGGCGAGAAATATTTTGTCTCCGTGCTTTTATATGCCGCCTTACGGATGGCGGAAAAATATTTTGAGTCAAAAGACTATAAGAAGAATGTGTTTATTCCTCTTGTAATTATTATATTACACTAGATGGGTTTTGATGTCAAGAAAATATTGGGTTCTGCGATAAAATTGGAGATTTATTGGCTAGATGAATGCTTCATCGGACTCATCAATTTCATCATTGCGAATAATATAGTGATTCTTGGTGGTGCTTACATCGTTATGTCCTAATAATTTTTGTGCAACTTCAGCGGATTTATGTTCATAAACTACTATGTTAGTTGCTCTTGATTCTCGGAACTGGTGGGGATGACAACGTCTTCCAATGATTTTTTCAAATTTTTTGCACCAACCATTAAAGGTATCTTCGCCAACCTGTCTAGTTTTACCGTTTTTATATTTTACAACAAACATATATGGGCAATCGTCTTCACCACGCACTTCTAACCATTTTTTCATCCAATACATAGCATCTTCGCCAAATTTCAATTTTCTTGGTTTGCCAACAACAGATGCTCCTTTGCAACGAATAATATGTGTTTGATACGATTTTGAGATTGCTTCTTTTTCATTTCCATCTTCATCAACAATTTTAATTTTTCTTTCTTTTGCTGGATAATCAACGACTTCTTTTAAAAGTTGTCTTGATTCTGCACGTCTGCAGCCGGTTGAATATGTAAAAACTAGATATGCTAACTTTTGCCACTCCTCACGTTTCTCTAATTCTTCGCAAAGCATTATATATTCATCTGGAGTAAGAGGTTCTTTAGGATATACATTTCCTGTTTTTACTACTTTCAGTCCAACAGTGAAATTCCTAAACGTAGGATACTCCTCTTCGTACATCATCATTACATAATTGCAAAATGAGCTGACACTTGATTTTTTGAATTTGATAGCTGAATCAGATAATCCTCTATTGGTGACCCAGTTTAAATATCTGACATATTCTTTCTTCTTTATATCCAAAAAACTTTTATTATTTAGATTCTGTTTTACCCAGTAAAAGAATATCCGCAATCCTGACTTATAGGCAATTTTTGATTTTACTGCAAGATCAGTTTGATTGTCTAAATATTCTTGAACCATATTTCTATTAAATTCAAGAACTTCCGTCCACATTTCATCTGTTATATCATCACTACGTTTAGCATTTTTACCGTCCACATTTCTCACTTCCTTCCGTCCAATAAGTAACCAGCCTCATCACTGGTAGACACACTACTTGCACCGTGTATATAATCTCTATAAAATTATTTGAAATATTCAAGCAGTTTTTTCGTCAACCAAATTTGTCCTTTCCCAGTAAGTAAAGGGGTATATGTAATATATGTTTTCCCATTTCTTTCATTTGTTCTTTCTTTATATTTCATGTATCCGCTATCTAACATTTGTTGCGATGGTTTGTTTTTTAAATTATGGCTTGAACATAAATACTCTCTTTTCCTACACCAATCCAATATCTTATTTCTGCCAAATGAAACTTTGTTATTATTTTGAAATGAAGCAGCAAATTTTCCAAAGTTAATGCAGTTTTCAGCAACACTTACTGCATCATGAAATTCTGCTTTTGGAATAAGTGGCGCAGTAGCTTTATTTACTTCGAGTTCAACAAGTCTGTTATGTGCAGATGCAACTTCTAAAGGATCTTTGCTGAAAAGTTTAAGTTTGAGTTTTTCTTCTTCTGAAAGATAATCACCAGACTTAAGAGTTTCTTCCATTTTATTGAAAGCTTCTATGTATTTTAATTTCCACTGTAAAGCTTCTTTCCCAGTAAATCCCATTGCAAGAAGTGAAAATCCATCTCGATTCATAAGATAGCATTTATAAGTTTTACCTCGTGAATTTTGATATGTACTTTCCACAAACATTTCACTGTCCAAATTTGGACAGTCAGATTTAGAAATAATATCTTCAATATCTCTAATAACATGATTATGAGATTTACCGAATTTCTCTGCAACATCTAAACTGCTTGCTAAAATTTTTCCATCTTGATTAAATAATGTAATATCACTCATTTTTATTTTCTCCTTTTATTCAAAAATATTATTTTCAGTAAAAGGAGAGTGGGAGGTAATTATCCTCCAAGGCTCTCCATTGTTGGTGTGGTAGGAACATACCCTACACATGCGTACCACCAATGGTTTATCCGTCTAAAGGTAATCAGTCGCTTCACTGATCGGCAGTTACTTTCACTCACTACAAATCTCTAATTTATATTTCTCCAAACAAAAAAGACTTACGCTCATTTTCTGATCATAAGTCTTCAGGTACTATTCAATTCAATTTTCTAATTTCTCAAGCAACTCCTTCACAGTGATTTCCTCTCCAATAGATATACATTCATTTATACGATAGGAGAGTAGTTCTTTGAGAATAGTCAATTCATCATCTGTTAATTCTACAGATTTTACAGTTTTATCATACAATGCTGTTCACCTCGTGGATAATAAAAAAATTAGGCAGTCAAACCTAATTCCTTTTCTAAAATACTTTCTATTTTATCAAAATCCCAATACCAAATTTCTATAAGTTTAATGTTGTGATCCTTTGCGTATTGCCTTTTTCGTTTATCATGTTCTTGTTGCATAATTAGCTTTTCTATTGTTTGGCACTTGTTCAATAAACTTCCATCATGATATTGTCCTTGGTATTCTAAAAGAATATTATTTTTAGGAAAATAAAAGTCATAAAATAAAATACCATTATTAACACCAATTAGGTCGTCATATGATTTTTGCCATACATAATCAATACTTTTGTTTATGCAAAAATTTCTTATTTTTAGTTCTGCCTTAGAAATATTACAAAATGGACATCCCTGCCCTTGTATGAAATTATTTGCTTTCATTTCAAATTTATTTCCACAAACTAAATGTTTTATCAAAATCTTTTCACAAGAAAGATTATATTTTGAAAGTAGTACATATTCTCCTTGACTTCTATTATCAAATTTTTCTTTAAAAGATTTTTGATTGTCTCTCAATTTATTTGATATTCTATTATGTAAGCAATCTTTGTTTGTACACCTACATCCATTATTAATAAATTTAGTTGGTTTCATAAGAAAATCAGTATTACAAACATTGTGATGAAATATAACATTTTTATATCTACCTTTATATTTTGATTTTACTGTATATTCTTTACCTACTAAATTATAAATTTCTGCTTTAAAATCATCATCAGTCATTAGCTGATTTTTTGATAATCGTAAACTTTTACAAAATGGACATTGTTGTCCGCTTAATATATTTGATGGTGTCATATCAAAATTTTTATTACAAGTATTATGCCTAATTTTTATTTTTGTTTTCGCATTAACATATTTCCCAATTACTGAATATTCTTTGTCATACTTTTCTTTAATTTCTTTTACAAATTCCTCTTGAGTTTTCCTTTTTGACATTTTGTAACAACTCCTTCGTAACAATTTTTATGAAATAAGATATATATTCTTGTCTATATTCCATTTCTCTAAATTTTTGTTTAATAGTTCTGTTTTCGCAAACAAAAAGACCAAAAATCCTTTTGATTTCTGGTCTGTATCAATCTTTATAACTGGATTTCCATTTTCAATTAAATAATTTGCTAATCGCTTACTCTTGCAGACAAACAAAATGATTCACCTCATGCCCTATACATTTACGATACTTTTTAAAGTTTTTGACGCTTTAAACTTTGGAGATTTAGAAGCTGGGATAGTAATTGTATCTCCAGTAGCCGGATTCCGACCCTGACGTTCTGCACGTTCTACAACTTCAAAAGTTCCGAAACCAACCAACTGTACCTTATCACCATCTACAAGCGCATCTGCAACAACATTAGTAAACGCATTGATTACCTTCTCGACATCTTTCTTGGAAATTTCACTCTTTGAAGCAACTGCTCCGATTAATTCAACTTTATTCATAATTTTTAAATCCTTTCATTTTTAAATTAAAATAGGAGAGCAGTAGTCCACTCTCCAACGCATGTGTTTGTGGCTTTTTCAATCAAAAATAATCGCCCACTCGTGACGATTTTGTTTGTTAAATAATATTTCATAACTTTCCACTCTGTAGTACAATAATATCATCACACAAGAGAGGAGATGAGCAATATGGCGACTACAGGAGAAAAGCCAGGATCAGGTACATATACCTGTGATAATTGCGGACAGGTGGTTGTATTGGATGATAACACAGATACGTTACCTCCTTGCCCGAAATGTAATGGTACAGAGTATCATTAATCCGCAAGTTTAAAATGTTTAATATTGAAAGGTTTGCAAAACCATTGAGTCCAAATATCGAGATATCGTTCTCCTGTTTGGACTCGATATTTTGTATAATAGGTTAGAGGTAATAACTGTTTTATATAAAATAAAAATTTATTCATAAATCCTCCGCTTGAAATTAGTAATTCGTGGCTAATCTAATACAATAACTTTTGTTTTATCTTTTATAATATTTCCGTTCTTGTCCTGGCACACAATAGCAAATCCCATTTTCTGAGGTTTTTGCAATCTGCCGTCAGAATATCTCATTTTGTTCACATCACAAAAAGCACCTTGTTCAAGTAATCTAATATAACCCTTTTCAGAATCTCCAACAGAATGAGTATGAGCCATCACAACTGTATCGAAAGACTCTTTATCTGTATCCTGTAAGTAATCTTTTGCCTTATCCGCTGTTGCAAGAATACCAGAACGATAAGCTAATGGATGAACAAACCATGTTTTGCCAATTTTAACTTTCCAATCATCTACAAACTTAATGTCAATTCCACTATCTTCAAAAACATCTGTTAAAGGAGAATAGTGTGTTTTGGTTTTATTAATCTTGTCGTAATTTTTAAATCCATCTTCAAAAATAAGTTCCAAAGATGTATTTGGCTGCAATTGTAAGATATCTGTATCTAAATTTTTAGCAAAATAGTTGGCAAATCTGATATCATGATTTCCATAATTACATACAACCTTTTTGGGATTGATATACTTAATCAGATCAATCAAATACTGTCTACCTTGTATCATTTCACCTATAGGAGAAATGCGATATTGTTTAGAAAATTTTGACAAGGCTTGACAATCAACCACATCACCATTAATCTGTAAAATATCAACATTCCTATATTTTTCAAGCAATGTATAATCTAACTGGAATGGAACATGTAAATCAGATATTGATAGAATAGAAGTAGCAACAGAATTAAAACCATGGATATAATTATCATATTCTTCATAACCAACCGCTTGTTTACGAAGCTGATCTGGTGTAATGTCCAAACCGAGCATATCACGAATTTCAATCCAGTCCATATCTGTTTCTTTTCGTCTTTTGGCAAGACAACAGCGAATTTGCCATGCCATCATATCCTCGTTTTCTAATCTATGTAAGTCAGTAATTGTAGTCACCTACTTTCAATCTTCATCAAACATTGAACTAGAAATTGGAGCTGCACCACCTAATTTTAGATCAATAGCCTGTCCAACATACTGTTTAAACATATTTACAATACTAATAGGAGCGTCAAATGCTTCCTCATTCACTAAAACTAATTCGCCATTGATTTCCTCAACTCTTGCACCTACAATATTTTCAATTGTTTGGTGTGTATTATCTAATTTTGCCATTTGAAATCTTCCTTTCATTCATACTTATATTTTATATTTTTCAACACTTATATTTGCAATTTGCGGGCTATTAACGATGAGCCTTGCAACGGAGGACTGTTTTATAAAACAGACAAAATAGTAGCAGATACGGGATTTGAACCCGTGTACAACGGTTATGAGCCGTTCGTGGAACCACTCCATCTTAATCTGCGATATAATAAAAAGAACAAGTGATGATACCTTTAGGACGAAAGCACCACCACCTGTATAAGAAATGTATTTATTTTTTGTAGCCATTACAGCCATGTACAAACCTAATCGCCAATTACATAACACGAATAAAACTTGGTCATGGGTTTTATCGAATTTTAGTAATTATATTTTAAACTTTATAAATAAAGAATTTTGACAAATGAGTTTTAAGTTTTGAATGCTGATTTTTGAATTTTTATTACCATTAATATTTACATAAATATTTATTGAGTAGTAGATGTTATCTCAATAACCAGTATATGTAAATTTATCATTTCTTGATAAATTTCATTCCATATTCTATCGAATATTCCTATATAATATTGGAGTTTTATTCGTTAGAAAGCATTAAACTTTCCTTTTTTTTGCCTATGATGTCCTGCATAGGCTACAGGATGTAAGTTTTAGGTTTTCGTAATAACTACAATATAGTTCAAAAATTAAAAATCTATTTCAATGAAAGTTGTTGCATTAGAAAGAACAAGTACCGTATCTACATTGGATTTAAAACCATCAATATCCGCTTCAAGCGCCTGAATCTTTTCATATAACCCAAGAGGATATATAAATTCAAACTCGTTTTTCTCTCTATAGGGTTTTTCTACAGCCTCTTGATCTTCCTTGCTTAGTTTTTTATCAGAATCTTTTCCAACAAGAGTAGTAAGTAAATCATCAACCTTTGCATCCACTTTCTTGTTTTCCTTATCAACAGTGAAAGTGGCATTTGCATACTGACGTTTCATTTCATTAAGTAATGTTTCATCATACTCAATAGAATTTTTACGTTCAATAGCCTCTGCAACAGTCATAACCTTATCATCAACAGTAACTTCTGTGATGGCATTTGATTTTACAACGGCAGATTTCAGAGTGTTTCTATTTGCAATTAAATCAGTGGCAGACTGGTAAGATGCTTTTGCACGTTCCTCAAAATCTTCCTTCTTTACTACACCAACTTTGTCAGAAGACTTTTTAGCTGCTCCACAAAGAGTAGCGTTAGTAATTGCCTTTGTGATTTTTGAATCATATAACTTTAGTACTTTAGTTCATTAAGTGCCTCTGTAATACTAATTTTTCTCATATCCCATACTCCTTTTCATAATTCAATATATTTTCAGTTACATTTACTATTTCCCTCTTTTATTACCAAAGGAAAGATAAATTTTATTCTCTATTAAATAAATATTGATTAACCTGTCCATTGTAATATTTTGATAAACATGCTTTCACATTTACATGTTCTGGACAATTTATATTTTGAAACATTCCTTTGGAATATTTTTTTCCTTTTATGTATTTCCTATTTATATTAATACCATTAAATAATTTAATATTTACTTCTTCAGATGGGTTGATAGAAGATAAGTAGTCGAAAATAATATTCTCTGCCGATTTTAATATTTTACGGACTGTCGCTACATCAATATCTTCTTTAGTTGCTATTTGATTTATTAAAACATCTTGTGTAACATTCAAATAACCTCTCAACCTCCAATCTGATATCGAATTCGATTATAAAGAATCATATCTTTCTTTGTAAAATTTAACATTCAATACCTCCGTATTTTGTTATATGTGCGATATGATTATTCTTTTCTCTTATACGCACAAAACTTCTATCGTTATTTACGGATGAAAAATAAAAATTAAAATAAATTAATCCGTAAATAACGATTGGAAAAATAGCAGTTTGCTAATTCTAGTTTTTATGCTTATGCCAGTATTCGCGTTTTATTCTCTTGTTTTCTTCATGTTGACACTGGGGACAACGATAAGTTTTATTGTCTTTTACATCAATTTCAATCCACTCTCCACAATCAATACATTGAATAAACTTAGTTTTTCTTACTTCAATATTATTCTCCAGATTATTAACGACATATTGCCCATAACAAAACCACAATAACTGTTTATATCGCTTACCTTTGCCATATAAATGTTCTACTAACATATCTGTAATAGTTTCTTCTGAATATCCAAACTTTGAAAATTCATTACGAATTTTACAAGCAATATATCTGAGGTTGTCTATATATTCATCTTTCATATTGATCATGTAACGATATTGCTTATTCAATTCATCATATAGGTCAGATACTTCTTTACTACAAATAATCTGAGGATTAGACATCATATACTTATAATTGATACTATCCAACTTCAATCTACGAGTATTTATAGGCTTATTTGGAATTCTATCATATACTTTATTGACAAAACTCCCATTGCGTTTTTTAACTTGTGATTTTTCTTTATCCTTTGCATATTCAAAGAAAGCTGGTAACTTGCAGTTGGTATATTTTGATACAACAGGATCAAACCATTCTGCACGTTCTGGCATATATAATGTTTTTGCTGCGTCTATACAGAAGTTATTTTCCATACATAGCAGTTTTACAATGTCAATAGCTTCTTGTCTTTCTTGATCGGTGCCACTAATAAAAACATCGTGATTCCATATTTTAGAAATATCATTACTATATAAACCAATATTGCCGCTTGTAAACGCTTTGTTTAAACCAGCATAAATTGTTTTATTATTCAATTCTGTCGGCTCTGCTTTTCTCATGTTATAATAAAGTGGAACAATACCATTCATATTTCTTTCTGCAATTTTAACAAAATCTGGTTGAGCAACAACAAGTGAACGATCTCCGTCAACATCAAATTGTAGAATCTTACTTATTAAATCATGTGTGCTGGTATAAACAGCATCAGTTGTAAACCATTCCCTAATATACTTTGTTCTGTCTTCATAAACTTCATTAGCAACATTGAAACGAATGGCATGTTCTTTATACAGATGGGGACTCCTTAGACAATCCAATTTTTCATATCGCCTAAATAGCCAACAAAACACTTCTTTATCACTTAATAAGCCAGTAGGTGTATTGATATGTCCAAACCAATATTCACAAGCAGCATAGAAATCAGGAAGTAAAAATGTATATTTACCATTAACTTCTAATTTGCCACTACGATATTTCTTTAAAAGACTGTTTTTTACTTCACGGATTACATCTTTAGCATATGAATCATTAAGTAGAGCAGGATACATTTTCACTGCCTTTTGAAAAGCAGTCATATTTGTGTTATATGGTGTAATACCTAAAATCTCCATCATAGTATCTTTAGAACTACATACATTACTAATCCGTTCTACTGATTTCTGTGTAAGTAAATCAATCTCATCATCAGTAATGTTAGTAAGAGTCTGAAGCATCTGGTAATTTATCTTTGCATTTTTAATTTTGTCTTCTTCAATATTGCATTTACCGGCACTACAATCATATTTTTTGAAATACTCTTTATATTCATCCCATGAGTCATAATATTTTCCCATCTTGAACTGACTTTTTGTAAAGATAACCTGTATATCCTCTTTGATAACATCATGCTCCTGACCATAAATATCTGTGATAATAGGAGAGTAGTCATTAACTTCAATGAATTTCCTGAAATTAAACACACCTAATAATCCCTTAATCCAGGGCGCACGGAACATAAAGTTTTTCGCGGAAACAGATGGAAGAATCATACCTACCCCATCCGTATGAGGAATTGGTACATAATCTGTTTTCCTTGTTATGGAATAATCAGTTTCGTCAACAAAGTCAAAAGTACCATACACATCAGTCTCAAAATCATCAATCACAATAGATTTATCAATATCAAATTCTTTCCACTCATCAGTAGCAGAGTTAGTTAAAGCCATATATGCCAAGTGTTTATTAACATTATTACCGCCCTTTGAATTAATTTTATCTATTGTAAGACCACACATAACTGTCTTTTCTATCTGATTCCATACAGATTCCTTAATAAACACTGCCTTCTTTTTGCGAATCTGTCCTGCCGAAGATGTAAAATATTTATATTTCTCGCCTTTATATGTAAACCCGTAAAAAGATATATCTTTGAATACGTCAAAATAATAAACCTGTACCACAATCAAAGCATCAGTCAACTCATCTTGTTTAATGCCAATAGTCCTGCTCAGAGCAGAATCAAAAACTGATATTATATTCGTATCATTCAAACTATTTTCTTTTATGGTGCGAAGATGATCTTTTCCATCCGTCAACTCATTTTGATTCACTTTATTAGATAAAATAGTAAGTAATTTTTCTTTTGATTCCTTCGCCTTTTCTCGTTTATGTTTAATCAATCTTGACCAATGTAAATATTCAGAAACAGTGTTATAAGAAGACTCAATGATGTCAACTTCTTCTGTTTTATCATTTTTCAGATTTTTAATATCCTCTTTTGTATATCCAAATTGTTTTAACTTCTTTTCAATTTCGGGTAGTTTATTCTGGATATAGTTACGCTCTCTACGATATTTACAATTCATATCATGCAAATATTTCTCATGGTTACTGTAAAAATGTCCAGTATCTACAGAATACATATTGTATTGTTTATCTAGCAATTCGCACCTCCATTAAATTCCATTACATTCCCAAAAATCTTCCATAGAATCATATCCATGACCTACAATCGAATCACAAAACATTTCATATCCACAAAAAGAATCATCTGCAACATTGCGACAACTATCATAATTATCACAATCTGCACACAACGGAATTTGTTCAGAAGAGTATTCGCTATCTTCACAATTTTCATATTTACATTGTGCCCAATGTTTTATAAAATCATCTTCGTCAGATATTTTTTCTTCTTCAGTTCTTGTATCATATTTGTCAAGACATTCTTCACATATACTATTTGAAAAATCATCACCCCATATAATACAATCTTCACAAAAATACTCGTGACAATCATAACAAAATGGAATTTCATAACTATCATATAGTAAATCTTTGTCTTGCTGTTCATTTGTAATTAATGGTGTTACATTTTCTCTATACTCATCTAAATCATTAAATGTATATCCAATTAATTTTCCACAACAATGGCAATATAGAGGTTCCCTTTTAGTTATAATAGGATAAGATGACTGAAGCATTTCAAATACTTTTGACAAGATGTTTCTGCTGCCTTTAAAAATATTTGCGTAATATCCATCATTTAATACATAACAATTTTTGAAAAATTGTTGCGTATATATGAAATTAATACTAACGGACAAATTATTATGATTAATACATAATTCAATAAATTCATTCTCTTTAAAATCTATATTAATTCTATATTCTTTTGTATTGAAAAACGCGAATAAATCTTCTTTTAATTTACTAATATCATTTTTATAAAGATAAAACATGATACTTTTATATTTATACTTTTTCATCTAAACACCTTTCTTTCACTGAACCAATGAAATTTCTAATCTATTGAGTTCATCATTTTAATATCGAATCCTAACCACTCCAATAACTCTCTCATTCCATAAAAACATTCATAATGTCTATACTCACCATCTAAGTTTTCAATATATTCTTCTCCATCATAAATTCCTTCTCCACAAGAAGAACAGTAGTGTGAAGTTCTTGGTGATATATAATTTGGACATCGTGAATCATGTCTGCCAGTTCTTCTGCA